CAGCAATCTTTCCTGTTGCTACAGAAGTATTGTCTAATGCAGAGCCAGGGATGTTTGTAAGTGATGCACCAGAACCAGTAAATGAAGTTGCTGTGATAGCACCTGCGGTAAAGTTACCGCTTGCGTCACGTTGCACTATTGCGTTGGCAGTGTTAGCAGATGCCATTGCAACGTATGTTGCAAGGTTCTGCCAAGTGGACGCACCAGTCTTTACGTAGATCTGCGATTGTCCTGTATTTGATGCAGTAGTGGTGTTTAAGTAAATGTCACCAACTAACCCAGATCCCGTTGTTGGGGCACCTACACCACTTCGTGTATGTGAGGAAGCCGCAAATGCCCGCTTGTCTACAAGCAAGGCTGTGGTGTATGAAGTGTTAAATGTATTCTTTACGTACACCGCATACAACGGAATTTGTGAATCCAAGATTGCAGGGAACACAGGGTTTGAAGAACTCTCAGTTCCCTGAACTACTGCATATTGAAAGGTGCCACCATTGTTGTAAGCAACGATCAAGTCAAAACGGGTGTTAGTTGACGTTGGAGCACTAGCAATAACAAGCGTGCTACTGGCTATAGAGCCATACACTGCGTCAATAACAACTTCACTAGCGGCAAGTGTTACGTTCAAGTACGCAGGGGTAGGGTTACCAGCGGCACTAGTTACCGTTGTGTATTCTCCACCTGTAATAACACCGCTACGGTGATCCGCTAATACGGAAAAGTCAAGTGAGTCTGGCTCGGCTTGATCTAACGCCGCAATGACGTTGGAGGCGTAGTCGGTTGCGTTTGGGACCGTAAAGCCCGCCATTAGTTACCTCACAAAGTGTCGTAGATGTTTCCGCTGTTCTTTAAATAATTGTAGAGGTCACGAGGAATCGTGTAGCGGGTACCATCTTCAAAATTAAACACTTGCTGTCCCCAGAACATCGTCCAAGTTCCCTTCACACGGGCTTGAATGTTGTCGCTGTTAACTTCAAGTGGCTGTACTTCTACAGCAGGGGTTTCTTCTTCGGTTGTTTCTACAACCTCTGCAAACTGACTGGCTTTTTTGGTTGCCATAACATTCTCCTAATTGTTTGAGTTGCTTACGAGATAAAGGGCGGGGTTTCCCCCGCCCTTACACTCTACTTCATTTTCCTTCTAAAGATTAGAAGTTGGAGTCAATTGCTCCACCCTTGGTGTTGATAAGCACACGGGATTCATGGGTGATAACACCGAAGCCCCAAATTGCGTACCAAGCCAAGCCGTGCTCACGACCGAAGTCAATTACGCCACCGTCACGGAGTTCAACTGGCAAGGCGATTGCCTGACCAAATGCGTTGTCACCGATCATGATTGCGCTGTACGAGGTTGACGTTGGGTCGTTGATTGAACCGCCTGGGGTTACGTCAACGATTCCCGTGCCACCCTGAAGTACCTGAGTGGTTTCAATGAAAACTACGTCGTAGATACGACCGATTTCACCGAGCATGAAGTTGCCAGGAGCGGCATACTTTGTGACTTCAATGAATTCAGGCCAGTCACGGAGCGCACGGCTCTGTGATGGGTGAACGAAGCACACGTAGGTGTCGCCAAGGCGTGGGATGTTCTGACCAGCAAGAATTTCAACTGCGTCCTTGATGGTTGCAGGTGAGAGGTATCCAGGAGCGGAAGCCGAACCTGCTGCTGAGTATTCGTAAGGAGCGATTGAACCACGGGACGAGCCGTTGGTCTTGCGACCGAAGACTACCGATGGAGCAACTGCTGAACCGCCACCGAATGGAACGCCTGCGCTGTACAGCGTGTTGCGTGCCTGAACGTCCATGGACTGTGCCATGTGACGACCGAGCAAGCGGCTGGACGATGCCATAACGTCATCAAACGATGCGTTCAAGAGAAGTTCGGTTACTGCAACCGACTTACCTTGTTCCTTAACGGTGATTTGGATCTGCGATGCAGTCAAAGCGACTGGGTCCATGCGGGTACCTTCGGTCAATTCTGAACCGTTGGCGCCAACTGCGATGTTGTTGTAACGCATGAAGTTGACGGTGAGACCTGGCATAACGCCGAGTTCCGTCTTCTTTACTGCGAACTGTTCAAATCGCAATACTGGCATTGCTTGGAACAAGATTTCCTTGGACCAGATTTGCTGAATTGCAGGTGATAGTGCTGAAGAGGAGTTGTAGCCAGTTGCGCTAATGCTAGCGGTGCTGGTTACTGCTCCACCTGTTGGGGCTGGAAAAGCCATGTTCTAATCCTCCTAGGATTAATTGTTGATTTTAGGTTTTAGAACCTACCCCTATTGGGGCGGGCATTAAGTAGCCGATCACGCATTTTCGCATACTGATCCATTGTCATGTTACGGATGTCGTCCGCATTCAACTGTTGGTATTCCGTCTGAGTTTCCATTGGCCCGACAGGAGGCGCCGTTACTGGTGCCCCCCTCAAACGACCTTGCTGTTGCGCAGTCGCTTGTTGGATTGATTCAAGAATAGCAGAACTTCGGTCACGAAGTACACTAATTGATGTTTCAATCTCATCTTCCGAATTACCCGATACCAAATCAATGAGTTCAGGAATGATTTCTTCCTGTGACTCTTGGAGTCGGCGGTTACGGTAAGAACTAAGTTCCTGAAGACGGCGCTCTTTTTCAATGATTGCCTCTTGGGCTAGGCGCTGTGCTTCAATCTCCTCAAAGCGGCGCTTGTAGTCACCGTCAATTTCCTGGAGTTTCTGGTTAAATTCCTCTTCACGCTTAAGAAGAAGTTCCTTAGCGCTCAGTTCGTCAATCTCACGCTGACGCAGGATTTCTGCCTCTTTAGCGGCACGTGCTTCAGCCTCTTTTTTAGCGGCTTCACGTTCAGCAGTGATTTGGTTCATTTGCTCTTCCATGCTTTTCACACGGGTATCCGCTTCTTCAAGACGCTTGTACATCTTGTCTTTTTCCTGCTTGCGGATGCTTTCAACTTCATCTTCGGTAAATACCTTAGAAGTTGCTTTCATTGCGTTTTCTACAAACTGTTCCACCATTGGGGCGTCCGCAGGTACGCTAATAATGTCCCCTTCGGGACTGGTATTTCTTGCCATGTCTGTTCCTTATGTGTTGTTTGGCGATTAATAACTGTTATTAAATAACTTACTTGTCTTCGTCTGGGTTACGGCGCTGGGCGAACCTTGCTCCGTATGCCCGTGAAACTATTTTGTTTACTAACTCTTCTTCAATTGGTGGGACTCCTGGTAAAGGAGCGTTACCACCATCTGATGAAGTTACATTACCATCTCCAGATGGGGTGGGTGCGGGAGCCGCTCCACCGTCTGGAGTCGCAACCATTCCAGTAGCCAACATAATGGCTTGCTGAATTTGGGCACGCATCATGTCAAGAGCGCCCTGATCCAAGGCGTCGTCTTGAAGTTCTTCAAAGATTTCAAGCATCTTTTCGTTCGGGAATTCTTCACCCAGCGTTGCAAGGGCGCCACGCTTAGACTCAAGACCAAGAGCCATCTTGGCTTGTACTTCATTGAGTTTGATGAGAACATCAACAGGAAGTGGTTCAGGCCAGTGAACAGTTGTCTTGTAAGTAATTGGGTCAGCAGGGTCTAACTGTGGGAGTTGATCACGCTCTGGTTCAGCCGCAATCAATGGGTTGTATGTCAACCACTCAGGCTGAAAGATAGCAACAGTGCGAATGATTATTTCATTTACTTTTTCAAGACCCTTTGTAAAGTGGATCTTTTTCATCATGAAACGGTTCATCATTGGCTGATACTGGATAGCCAAAGCAACACCTGAAGTGTTAGATACTGGCTGGAATTGACCAAGGGCAGTTTCAGGTACGCCAGTGATTTCATGCATGGTGCGCTTCAAGAAAGTGATGTATTCCAAAGCGCCAGCCATCTCACCACGTGATTCAAGGTTGAATACGTTTGCGTCTTTAGGAAGACCAGCCCAAACCTTTTTAGGTCCACGCTCTAGTTGTGAAGCCTTAGCACCAGTAATAATCGTTACAGGAGCGGCGTGGTAGTTGATGATGTCTGAGACTTCAACCATCTTCTCATTGAGTTCACGATTGAGAGGAATGATGTCCCAGATGTCTGATTGACCCCAAGGTGAAGAAGAGATGGTGGAGTTCGGGATGTGAACGATAGGAATCATTCCTAATACGTTCTCGTACTGGTCAATGAGTTCATCATTAATAAACTGTTGAACAGTTTCATCAGTAAGAATCTCAGTAAATGTATAAACCTGACGAGTACCTTCTGGAGATGTTCCCCAGAATCGGTATTTAAGTTTAAAGCGGATTAGACGGTCACGGTCGTGCGGGTGATACTCAGGGAAACAATGCGCTGGGTTTAAAGGAATGATGCGAACACGACCTTCGTGTGGAACTCCAGCAGGGTCTACGTACGGCTCTTCATAGGCAACCTTGACGAACACGTCACCAGTTACTGAGGCAAGTTGTCCCATTTCCCACAGGACATAGTGCTTGTTGTTGTCTTGATCCCAAACCTTATGAAGCAAGTGTGGGGTAATAGCACCGTTTTGCTCAGGTACTTTAAATTGAACACCTTTACCAAAACAGAAGTTGGTGATGTAGTCCGACATGGTGCGGACGTAGTTCATGTAGAACTGGGACTCACCTAACTCACGGCGGTATGACCAGTGGTGCCCTAGGTACCACGCCCAAGCCGCAGAATAACGGTTTAAACGTGGTCCATGGACTTCAAACTCTTCGTCTGCAAGTTCAACTAGCCCGAGCGGAGAGATAGCAACTGTGAGGTCACTTGAAGATGCACGATAAGAAGGTGACCAAAAATCAACAGCCATTAGTTATATCTTTCCACAAAAAAGGAGGATATGAATATCTTACTTCTTTTTTGGAGCGGCTTTCTTTGCGGCGGCTTTAACAGGAGCAGGTGCTTCTGCTTTAGCAGGGGCGGCGGCAATTGCCTGTTCGGCAACTTTCAAAAGAAGTGTAGTGTTTGCAGGGCCAATCTTGGTTGATACCAGCGAAATTGCGGTAGCAACAAATGGCAATGCCAAAGCAACAAGTTCAGTTGAAATGTTGTATTTAGCGGCGGCAAATGTCAAGATACCGAGAGCGGCACCTTTGATAGCGGCGTCTGCATGGGCTGTCTTTAATTGACTCATTATGTCTCCTTGGTAGGTGTATTGATTATACCGTTTTACGGGTTCTTAGGTTTTCTTGTCCTTGTACGTATGTTTGATACGGAGGTCCTGTATAGGGGTCAAACCGAGCCGCAATATTGAGAGCCTTGAGGGCACTGGTCTTAGCCTGCTGGGCTGTCCACTTCTTTTTATTCATCATGACCTGTAGGGCGCCAAGTGCATAATGGGCGCCAGACCCAATAGCGTAGATACCACTGGCTTCAGAAGACCATGCGTAGTCCCCATCCACCATGTAGATAACACCATTGACTACAACAAGGATGCTGGATCCCTGCTCGGCAATGTGTTCTTTGTTCTCATTGAGGTCTGGGATTGAGTAACCCTGAGCATCAAAGCATTCACGTAATGCAGGAATGAACTTGGCAGTAAAGAACTGATCTAGTTTCTTTCCTTTTAAGTTTGGTGGAACTGCTGGGGGCTGGAAGACATGGTGCAAGATATTGATTGCACGCACATCTCCAGCCGCACCTAACAAGTACTTACCGTTGACAGCGACCTTGCTTGAACCTTCACGGAGCGTTCCAGTTTGTGCAAGACCGTCGGAGAACACGGTGGAGATACGTGAGTCAACACAGACCACAGCAAAACCGTCACCTTGAATTCCGACAATGGTTGTCATCAGTCTGCCTGGTATTCCTTACCTTGATACATACCCCATCCGTTGTAGATAGGAATGACATCGTAAGAGAAACGATGTTGTCCATCATCTTCGTAACGGACGATACCCAATCCTTGTTGCCAATTCTCATGACGAGTCAATGGGCGTCCGTCAAGGTCTACACCGCCTTTAGTGGAGGGTATAGCGCCATCAATCCGAGCAAGGCAACCAGGAGAAGCAGCCATGATGGTGCGTGGACCATCAAAGTCTTCACGTGTTTTGAAAGCCGTTTCAATGCGGTGGATGTGTCCATAGATAACACTTGTCTTTTCGTTGTTGAGATAAATGTGTGCTGTTGATCCTGATGACTTCACACGATCGCCGTGGATGATGCGAAGTTTCTCATTGACCCAATAGTCAGATGCTGGGTAACCTGGCTTGTAAATTACATTGAAGTCATCCATACGACAAAGGTATGGAACACTCAAAACAGGCCATGATTCTGGGGTGTTTCCTTTACGCAAACCATAAGCGGCTGATGCGTTCACCAAGATGTATTTAGGCATACGCTCTTCGTGGTTACCAGCAAGCCAAACGATTTCTGCATCAGGAGCCGCCGCACGCATCTGTGCGCAGAATACAGTTGCACGATCAATTGATGCTTGTGTGGTTTGTGCGTATGCAGGGTACGTCAAGTACTTACCCATCTCAGGGAAGTCAAGGTTGTCACCAACACAAATAACTGTGTCAGGATTCATCTCTTCAATGATCTTGAGTGCAACATCAAGTGCCTTCTCATCATGAGTTGGTTCCAACGTGCCATCACGACCACGGTAATAACCAATCTGAATGTCAGGAACAACAACACATGTTTTAAATGTCGTTGGCTTCTTTACTTTTGCCTTTGGGGTTGGCATCTTGATTGCAGGACCTTGTGTAACCACAGGCCACTCTGGACCAGTTTCCCACTTAGGAGAAAACTGAATTGCGGCGAGGTCATGAATATGTGCTTCACCGTCTGAGTCTTTTGACATTGCTTGATACAACTTGACACGCTTAATATCACCAATCTCGTTGATATCAATGTTCTTGCTTTCAAGCATTTCAACTAACTTGCCAAGCAACTTAGTTTTATCTTGTGGTGCTGTTGTTAATGCCTTTGCTAGTTCACTCATTCTGCATCTCCTTGGTAACAGCAACACTCTTTATTGACGTGACGCTGGATTGTACTTATACTCACGTTGTAACCATGTTGGCGCATAACTTTTGTAAGCCATGATGCGCTATACGTTTTGCTTTTACCTAAACCATTGTCTTCACGAATGAGATCAATG